ATATTATTTTAGTAGAATGACTTATTCGACTGTGAAATCAGAGAAACTTGGCGACCATTCGATAACTTACGCCGAAGGCGGCGGTGGCGGGGCAAGGGATATACCCCAGCATATCGCCAAGCGACTGGCACCGTATAAACGCTGGAGGGTGGCTATATGATGCTTAACCGTATTGAAATAGGTAGATATAACCCCGAAATCAATACGGGGCAATCTGGGGCGTTTGTTAAGATGGGCAAGATATGATAACCGACTTTTTTAACAGTTTGGCCTTGGTGGGACAGCAGACATCGACCACTACTGGTATGGGCGGTTCGGCCAAGACCTACAGCTCAAGGATAGCCAGCTTGCCTTGTCGGTTAAGCACGAAAAATATCAGGGAAGTTGACCAATTTGGCAAGATAACTATGCGTGGGATACTACGGCTGTACTGTGATGCAAGCTCGACAAACAAAGCGATTGAGCCCAGTGATAGAGCTACAATCAGCAGCAGGACTTTTGAGATTACGGGCATCCATAATCCAGGCGAACTTAATAAGCATTTAGAGATTGATTTGAAGGAGATTATTTAATGATAAGTATTTTTTCCCAGATTTCAACCATTATTTTCAAATCATCTAACGTAAAATGGCCATCAAGGGTTATTGAATCATCTAAAAACTCTATATATGCGCAATTTGAACTGCTACGAGCCGTACTTCTTTTGTCAAATTCTTCGTTGAAATCCATTTTTATCTCCTTTTTGGGAACAAGGATATACGAAATGAATAATAAGTCAAGTATTTTTTGAAAATTATTATGGCCGATTCTCGCATAGTTAGCTGGCATGCAGAAAAGATATTTACACTGGCGGCAAAAGGTAATGTAGCTGCTATGAAAAAGGCTGCTTTTATGGGCGAGGCGGATGTAAAAAAGCATTTTACATTAGTTGGTTCTGGCCGAACTTATGGCAAACATATTGCAAGCAAGCCAAGCGAACCGCCTGCGGTGGATGAGGGTATTTTACGGGCTTCGATTATGTCGGACGTCAAAGTAAAAGGCAGCGAAGTAACTGGCAAAATCGGCCCCGATATTGAGCATATAAAGGCAAAAACGGAAGCGGGAACGGATGTCGAATACGGTTTATATCTCGAACTTGGCACAAGCAAGATGCAGCCGAGAACGTTTTTGCGACCGGCATTGAGACGACAGCAAAATAATATAAAACGACTTTTCAAAGGTGCGAATAAATGAAAAATGCTGAACTGAAACGTCAAGATTTGAACTTGCCTCAGCCACCGTTTTATGGATATCCGCTGGCTCTAATTGAGCTATGTCCCAGTTCAGCAAAAATGGAATATATAATAGTGCGTGAAATAAGTCAAGAGAAAAATAAAAAATTTTTGGGTCGATAAATGATAGCGGAACTTTGCGAAGCCATTATGCAACGGTACAAGGCTAATTTGATTCTCAAAAACGCTCTCACGGACGGCTTGTATTACGAGCAGGCGCCGGAGGAATTGACGGGCAACTATTGTGTATTTTATATTCTGGGCGGCTCACAAATGAAGATTATGGGCGGTGCCGATGACTGTATCAGAAATATCGATGTCCAGTTCAATTTATTCAATGATACCTACGATGGCGGGGAGACAATAGTAATGCTCAAAAAGTATCTATCAGCCTGTTATGATTGGGTCACTTTGAACGTGGATGGTTACGGCCATATCAAAATGGAGCCTGTTAGCTGGTCGGCAATACCCGTAATGGATAATATCAGACAGATTACTGTTATTTACGAGGTGGGAATACAAAAAGAATAATTAGATTTTGAACGATTAGCTATCGTTTGAAAAAACGACCTGTTACGGAGGCCGTTGGGTAAAACTAACGGTCTTTTTTTATTAAAGGAGATTTATTATGGCAGCGGCTTTTCATGGCTTTAACGGCGAAGTTACTTTTACTAATTTAATTTTGACCAGCCTGATTTCATGGTCTGTTGAATCATCTGCTGATATGGCCGAGATTACCGATATGGGCGATACGTGGAAAACGTATTTGCCAGGCTTCAAGGATTGGACGGCGACGGTAGATGTCCTTTTGCCGACCACTGGTATTGTAACAACGCTTGCGACAGAATTGGGTAGTACGGCGACTTTAACTTTGCTGACGGTTACTGCTTCTACGCCGACTTATTCCGGCACGGCTTTTTGTACGGGAATAAGCGTCTCGGCAGGTACGGATGGGCCAGTAACGGCAACATTCACGTTCCAAGGTTCGGGCGCGTTGGCTGAAGGATAAAGGAGAACATTATGGCAGCGGCTTTTCATGGCTTTAATGGCTCGGTAACGTTCCCTACTGTAGTTTTGACCAGCCTGATTTCATGGTCGCTCGAAACGGTTGCAGGCATGACAGAAGTTACCGATATGAGTGATAGTACCAATGCGGCTAAGATTTATCTGCATGGATATAAAAGTTGGACGGCAACAGTAGAGGCACTTATACCAACAACAGGCATTGTAACTTCTCTTGAAACACAGCTTGGCAGTACGGGTGAATTGATACTTTTAGGCGTAACTGGCTCCAGCCCAAACTATACGGGTACAGGTATATGCACAGGCATAGGCGTTTCGGGTAACACTGAAGGGCCGGTAACGGCTACATTCACATTTCAGGGTTCGGGTTCAACGGGTATGACAGAAGTGTAAAATACAATGAGGTGATATTATGGCAGCGGCTTTTCATGGCAAAGGTGGTACTGCGACTTTCGGCGGCAATGCTATTGCAAATATAATAACCTGGACGGCAGAAGCTACGGCCAAGACAACAGAAGCAACGAGTATGCAAGAGACGTGGGAAACGCATTTGGTTAATTTTAAGAATTGGACGGCAACAGTTGTATGCAATCTTGAGCATGACGGCCCCGACCCTGATATTACAACTGATATGAACGATGAGGATGGCGCAGCTTTGATATTGAGTACCGGTATTACAGGAAGCGGTGAGGTCGATTATTACAACGGCACGGCAATCGTAACCGGCTTAAATATCAGTGTTGATAAAAACGATGTTGCGAAGGTGACTTATACGATGCAGGGTTCGGGTGCATTGGCGGAGCATCAGCACGCTTAGGAGATTATTATGGCATTATTACACGGTAAAGTAGCAAAAATAGTTTGGAATTCACAGGATATAGAATCGACTGTAGATTTGGGCCAGAATTGGACGCTCGATGCGACCTTTGATGTTGTTAATATAACCGACATGGGAGACGTGTGGGAAACTTTCGAGGGTGGTTTTCAAGATTGGACAGCAACGGTGGAAACTTTACTTGATACTGCCGGAATAGATATAGACTTTGAAGTTGGCGCAGCTGGTGTAAGTGCGATGGGCATGGGTGATGTGGCAGCAAGGCTGGAATTATATCTTATCTATGCCGCCAATGATTATCATTCTCTTTATGGCGATTGTATCTGCACAGGTATATCACCATCGGGCAGCACCGATGATGCCTGTCGGGTTACTTATACTTTTCAGGGTTCTGGCACGCTCGTATGGGATGAAGATGTATCCCGACCATAAAAAAAGGAAAGGAGATGATTATGGCTATTGGCTTAGAAGGGTTCGTTCGCAAGAAAACAAAAATAGTTATCGGCTCGAAAGAATTTGTTTTTACCGAGCTATCGCTTGCCGACTTTGCGGAATTTCGTGCGCGCATACAGGGACAGCGAGACGAGTTCAATCAGCAACGGAGACAACGGCTGATTGAAGATGCGAAGAAACTCGACGGTATCGATTCGATGGAGCTTTTGAAATTCGCCGACAAGCCACTTACCGAAGACGAAATCGAGGCCGAGATGGAGACATCCGAAGGGCTTGGCTATCTTGTATATTTGAGTCTACGATATGAACATCAGGGAATTGAGATAAAACAAGCAATGGAAATTACCACTATGAGCGAGATAGAGAAAATAAGCAATGCGATGTTTCCGCCTTTTGGTGATGAATCTAAAAAAAAACGGACGAGGCGGCCGGTGAATCAATAAATCTGCCAACGGTGGTAGCTTTGATGTGCCGATTTTATGGGTTTGAATTTGATGAAGTGATGGCAATGACTTTGAGGCAATTTAGTATTCTGCTGAACGAAATTGGTAATGTGTTGAAACTCGAATGCGGCGAAGAGAATGATAAATCTGCACCGCAAGGATTGACTGGCGAACAGGGATTCAAGCTTGCCAAGACTTTATTTCCGAGGAGGAAATAATGCCAAAACTCGGTGAAGCACTTGTTGTTATCAGGGCATCATTAAAACCTTTACGAGCGGGCTTGGCAACGGCTCGTAAAGCAGTTTCAATGTCTATGCGCAAAATAAGCAGCGCTATGCACAAGATGGGCAGACTTATAAAGCGGGCGATGCTTATCGGGGTAGTGGCAATAGGCTATGCGATAAAGGCCGCGGCGGATTTTCAAAAGCAGTTGGCTATGGTAAGCACGATGTTGAGCGATGAAGCTATGCCTATGATGGATGAATACAAAAACACAGTAAAGGCGCTTGCAAAGGAATTTGGTCAAACCACGAAAACACTTACGAAAGGCTTGTACGAT